TATTTTTTTATAATTATTTTTTTATAATTATTTTTTTATAATTATTTTTTTATAATTATTTTTTTATAATTATTTTTTTATAATTATTTTTTTTATAATTATTTTTTTTATAATTATTTTTTTATAATTTATTTTTTTTATAATTATTTGTCAATATCTAAATCGCCTATCAAATTTTTATATGGATTTTCTTTGGTTTTCAAAAGTTCGTTAAATAATTCGTCAAATTTATTTTCAGGATCGGCCGGATTCGATGTTCCAAAGGTGATTGTTACATTTTTAATAATATTATGGCCTATAAATTGTGCCCATCTTATGTTATTGTTTTGAGTTAATTCAGATACATTTTCGCTCATTTATAATTAAAAATTAAAAACATTTTTTATTTTTGTATTTTTAAAAAAATATTTCAATATTTTTTTATTTTTTTATTCATGAAAAAAAATAAATTCTCGTTTTTAATACGTAAAATCTATTTATAGAAATGTTTGTTTTAATAAAAATTATTTTAGGATATTTATGTTAATATAAATTATTATAAAAATATATGCAAAGTAATAACAATAACGATAGTATCGTCGCAATTACTTCGTTAATTGTACCTATTGGAAATAATTTAACTAATCCATCTACTCAAACAAAAATACCGCATGCTGAATAAAAATTTTGTATTTGGGAATAAATTATATAAAAAACAATTTTTTATATTTAAAAAAAATGATTTAAAGAAAAAAAAATTAAAAATGATTTCCAAAACAGGATCACAATTTTTTGTAAAATGTACAACGAAGATATCATTGAAGGAGACGTAGATCCTATGTTAATTGCGGAAATGTTTCAAAATACAATTTTTGATAAAATAACAGAGAGAGAACGATGTAAACACGTTAATTTAAACGTTCTTCCTGATGGAGTTGAATATTGTGTTTTATGCGGCACATTTACAACAATTCCTGAGGAAAATAACGAAAAAAATAAACTTTTTGATTTTAATTTAATATCAAAAAAATGCAAACACGAAAATAATATCAAAAGTGAGGCAGGGATAAATATGTGTGCCGATTGTGGTAAAGAGATTGATACTTTTGATTCTCAAAGTTGGAATAATCATAATGAAGGTGGAAAATCTAAACGAAAACCTATGAAAAATTCACAAAAAAATATAGGTAATATTTTTCCTGTTGAAATTTTACCAGCTATTATTGAGAGAGTTACTGCAAAATTTAACGTTGTTATCGCAGTTAACGAAAATAAATTATTTCGTGGAAAAGGTAGAAAAGGTATAATAGGTGCGTGCTTATTTTACGTATATCAAGATGTTGGAGAATTTAGAACACTTGCACATATCAAGGATTTATTGGGATTATCACAAAAAGACATGTCTAATGGTTTAACACAATATTATATCGCATATCCTGAGGACAGAACGCGATATATTTCCTCAGAAAAATTAATTCCATGGATTATGAAATTAAATGGAATTGAACAATTTCATTACCCTAAAATCATGGCAATTTCAGAATACATGTCATCAAGTTCAGAATTAATTGAGAGAAGTAATCCTCAATCTGTCGCTGCATCTATCGTCTATCTTTATTTATGTTTATACCCTAAATATAAAGAAAAATATGGATTAACAAAGACAGTTTTTGCTAATAAATCGAGTTTATCAGATATTACAATTTCTAAACTTGTGACAAATATGGCGATAATGTCAAATATAACGGCTATTGAATGGAAAAAAACGATAAATACGTAAAATAAAATATTTATTTTGCTTTTAAAAAAATATTATTAATATTGCTTAATTATTTATTTTTACTCATTATTAATGAGTAAAAATTTTAATTCCAAATATTTTTTAAATAATTTCTATTAATCTGTTAGAGTAAATAATTTCTGGAATAAGATTTTTTATGCATATTATATTTCTACTTGTTTGTTTATAAGGATAATTTGATGTTATATTTATTTCTTCGCTTGGATTTGTCAATATTATTTTAACTGGACTTCCAGATTTAATTTTCTTAACTAAATTTGTTGTAATCTCTTTTATTTTAGCTTCTTTTTCTGGATAATATAACGTGTGATAATCAAATAAAATTCCATTAAATATGAGATAATAAATAGTTATTTGTTCATTATAAGGCTGAACATGCACTAAATTTAAATTTTCTCCTGGATAAGATATATATTCATCTTCGTTATTTCTATTAATATATATTTGTTTTGTATCTTCAGGATAATCAATAATTAATAGTGCTTTTTCTGCATATGTCAATGCAACTTTTAATTTAGAGGTTTTAAAAGTTATTCCTGGATCTTTCAAATATTCAGGTTTAAATTCCACTAACCCTCGATATAATCTGACGCCTGTTAAAGAGGGCAATTGATCCAAAGTAGAGACAATATTATCAAATAATTTAACCTCTGATTCTGATAAATGGCACACCCTGATAGAATCATTGACTTGGTCTATCTCTGTTTCCAAACTAGGATATTCGTTAAATAACTGGTCTAACATTTAATGCAGTAAAAATAAAAAGTTTTAAAAAAATATAAAAATGAAATTTTTTTTTAAAATTTTAATTATATTAGAGGAATTAGGAAATAATTGTCGTAGTTTTGGCTAACATTGTGAATGAATTTGCAAGATTAGGAATTTGATTTTTTGAAAAAATTAACATAAATTTGTTCTATTTGAAAAAAATGATAAATAAAAATGATTTTTTTTTAAATTTTTTTGAAAATAATTATTTTTGATGAGTTACTATCAATTTTCGAGGGAAGATTTAAAGTTAGCTGTCGATACAGAATTGTTTTTAAGATGCGAGAGCGAATTTACTAGATTGTGGCCAAAAGAACGTCCTTTGGCGAGAAATAATCCGCTAAAAGATAGATATGATTATGAATTTTGGTCTTACATTGGATGTTGTGAAAGAGTAGCAATATTAATAACTTATCCTATGGTTAAATTATTATATCCAGACTTAAAAATTAAACTTTTAATAACTGAAGGCCATGCAGCAATAGTTACTGATAATTTTTTATTTGATTATAGGTGTATAAATGAAAGAAGTAGAGATTTAAATCAACCCCTAATATTTGACCCAATTTCATTAACGTTAAATTGTTCTAGATCGTGGATATTCGATAATATACAGGAATATGGGCAATTAATAGATGAGGAAAATATTGCTGAATGGTATACATGCGAAGTATTTGCAGGAATATATGATCAATCATGTGATTTAATCGCTGATTTTTTGTAAATAAATTAAAAATATAGAACAAGTCATTAATTCGCGGATAAGTCTATTTATTATAGAACAAATTATGAATTTGAGAATTAAAAATTATTCACAAATAAGCGTTTTATATTCTAATAAGTGCCGGTAATTTGAGAATAAGTATTATTTATTAAGGAATAAATTTATTTTTTGCAGATAACGCCACTTATTTCCTAATTCCTCTAATATAAAAATAAAATTTTAAAAAATAAAAATGAAATAAAAAAATATTAAATCTTTAATTTTTATGAATTAAGAATGAATAATAAAGATATTTGTCACAAATGCAAACAACATAATTGTAAATTATTTTGGTGTTCTGTTTGTAAATCTACGAAATATTGTTCAAAAGAATGTCAACGAAGCGATTGGGCAGATCATAAAACTAAATGTTCAAATAATGAAGGAAACACAAAAAAATACGCTAAATTTATACAAAATTTATGTCAAAATAATCAAAAATTTTTAACTTTTGTTATGGCCTATGCATACCATTTTATAGTAAAATATCCTAAAACTATTAAAAATAATAAAAAATATATTTTAATAGAGATAAAAGATACCGAAATAGAGGATAAACATTCGCTTCATCATTGTACAATAAAATGTATGGACCCGGAAGATAATCCAGATGGATATAATTCTGATGATTTTAAGTTAATACCTAACATCTTAAATTTAGATATTAGATACTTATTTACGCTCAACAACGAAGATAAACAATTTAAAGTTACATCTGGTATAAATAAAGATGATTGCATTTCAGCCTATAATATGATGAAAGATATTGTTCAAGTTAATGCTGATATTAATGGATGTGAATTATATGTGGATGATAAAGATACAATTTTGTTTGAATAATTTAAAATAAATAATTTTTTAATATTATTTTTTCACTTAAATTAGTGAAAAAATACATATCATGGCTCAATAAATTTTAAATAATGATTCGGGTTTTGGATTTAATGGCGCTTCTACTTTTAAAGTAATAGTTTTAACGTTCATATTTACTTCATTAACGAAATTCAAACTTTAGTTTGAATTTCGTTGAACTCATGTTTAATATCACTTGAAATCGTTTTATTAATTAATTTATATGAAGTTGTAATATCCAAAAAACATTCTTCGTTAAATCCCTCTTGTATAAATAATATTTCATAGACGGAACTTTTTTCAATTCTCGTAAGTATAACTTGAGATGATAATATTTCTTCATCTCCCCACCAGTAATTATACATATTATTTTTCGATATTAAATATATTTTTTATCAGTAAATATTTCAATTTTAACTATTATTTTTCACTCATCTAAGTGAAAAATATGTAAATAAAAAAAAATTCTATTATTTTTTTATGTTTTATTTTTTTCTATAAGCTCAATCTGTTGAGTATCTTTTAAATAAACGCTAATAGTCCCTGAATCATGGGAGGCATTTACACTTACTTTTAATGGAAAACTATCGAATAACGGTGCGAAAAATTCCATTTGTTCACACAATCCTGGTAATTTAACTAAAGGTGAAAATAAATTAACGTTAAATTGTTTTTGATATACTTTTGGATAATTTTCACTCTGCGATTTTTCAGAGCTCTCTTCGTCTTCCTCGCTTTCACTATCTTTATTTTTTTTATCATCACTCTCCTCACTGGTGCTATCATTTAGCGTAATTTTTTTACAATTTTCCGCATCATCATCTTCCTCTTCATCATCTGATTCAGGGGTCATTGTTAAAGCGCCAACCTCTAAGCATAATCCCGTCATTCCATTGCTCTCTGTTGAAAAACGTATATAATTATTTTTTTGAATGGTAACAATAATGGTAGTTTTACACATACTTATCATTTTTTTTATTTTTTGAAAATCGGGGGCCTTTATAATCATCGGACTACTATAAGCATTTTTTTTATTTCCGTTAATATCATCGTAAGTATCTGGTAATTTAGGGCTTATAAAATCAACATATTGAATATTTAATCTAACAGTCTCTGTTCTCGTGCCCAAATTTGACGAATTTTGAGATGAATTAGGTTGAATAATTATATTTAACCATGTTTTTTCAGCCTCACTTATATAAAAAACGAGAGAATCTTTTTTTTTCACATTTTTAATTAATTTTTGTAGAGATTTTATGTTTAAACTAATATTCTTATCGGATGTACATTTATAATTTCCAACGCCATTAAATTTACTTTTTGGCCAATTAATATCCCACATTGTATAAGCATTCTCAAGTTTTTCGTTATCATCGGCGATGCGAATAAAAATTCCTTTTTTTGTTAACATTAAGGTAATTCTATTTAAATTTGTTGCTAAAACATCAAACGTTACTTTTGGAATATAACCTTTAGGAAAATTAGCATAAAATATACATTTTTTTTGAGATATCATTTTTTAAAAAATAAAATAATATTTTTTTATATTTTTTTTTGTTTGGAAATAAAATTAGTTTTAAAATAAAATTTTTTGAACTTTTTATTAAAAATATTAAATTTCGAAATGTTTTGGTATTGTATTTAAAATATTTTTTAGAAAAAAATTATTTTTTCACGCTTTTAATGTGAAAAAATAATACAATTTAATTAACTATCTAAATTGATGCAACATTTTTAACTTTATTTCTTATATTTTTAAATAGCTCTTCTCTTTTTTCTTCTGTAGTTATTCCATTATAAATTGGCTGCGCCTCTTCAAGAATTGAATTATACGAAGATTGTTCATCATTTAATTGATAATATAATTCGACTTTTTTATCAAATTCCTTACTTCTTTCATAATTTTCTGTCATACTTAATTTTGAATCATATTTGTATTTAGCCATTGGATCATAATCTTCGTCAAAGGTAATAAGGCCAATTTTATTTGTTAATTTTTTGTAATGTTTTTCGACAGGAACCACCAATTCATCGAGGATTTTATTTATAAAATTTGAATCAGGATCTAATTTCCAATCTACAGGATTTTTACGAGTAAGCAAATTATTTTCATTCTCTTTGAGAATGAAAATATTTACTCACAAACACACCAAAGGTGTGTTTGTGAGTGACAATTATTTCTCGAAACGTCTGTACAAGCATAATTATGTTCAATTAAATCCTCATTATCCTCACTCTTTTTCATAATAATTCCCTCAATAAATTCTAACAAACCAGCTTCACCTTTGCAAAATAAATCATAGGTATAATTATCTTTCGCATGTTTTTTAACTAGTCCGATAGATAATGGTTCGATGGTCGTTGTTAAAACATTTTTAATTTTATTATTTTTAACATAATTTGTGTTTGTAGTGGTAATATTTTGTTGAGGTTTAGCTTTCCCAATTCCTTCGATAATTCCTTCTTCTTTAGCGACTCTTATTTCTAATTCTTTAATATATTCTTCTAGTTCCTTAATAGTTATATTTTGTTCTTCAAGAGATTTATCACGTTCTTCAATGATTGATTCTAATTTTTTAATAATTTCAACATTTTTAAAATTTTCAATATTAAATTCTTCTGTAAGTTTTTTGATTTCCGAATCATGTAAAATTTTAACTTGTTGAGATGTTTTGTTTTTACATATACTTGAATGTCTGAGTAAATTTGATTTTGTGCTGAATTTGGAAAGACAAAATTCGCATTTAATTATTTGAGTAGGATCATCTTTTTCTTCTAAATCTTTTTCTTTTAGCTCTCTTTGTTTTAAACAATATTTAGCAGTTTCAGTATGCGTTTTTAAATAAGTTTTTGTTGAAAATCTTTTACTACACCATTGACATTCATATTGTTTATCTTTAGCTACTAATTTCGGTTTAGATTCTAGCGCGACTTGTTTTTTATTCTGCATTTTTGTAAGCTATTTTGTTATAAGACTTTATTCTTTTAAGTATTTTTTTTTAAATCTTAAATTGGAAAAATAAAATCTCAAATTGAAAAAATAAATCTCAAATTGGAAAATAAAATCTCAAATTGAAAAAATAAATCTCAAATTGGAAAAATACAATCTCAAATTGGAAAATAATCAAAATTAACGTAAAAATAATAACGTAAATTTACGTATATTTAAACGAGATTTTAAGCGAGAAAAGTAACATAAATTCTACGTTTAATTTTTCTCGCTTAAAATAATAACGAGAAAATATTTACACAAATACTTCGCTTATTTCCATTAATAATTAACGAAAATTTTAATATAAATTTTGTGTTAATATTTTCTCGCTTATTTTTTTAGATGAGAAAATAATAACGTTATCAACTTGAATATTTTTCACCAAACATCAATATGAAAATTCCCATTAATTTTTAATATGGTTTAATGGAGACTTTTTTTTATTTTTTTAAAATCTCAAAAATCTTAAATTTTTTGTCCACACACACAAAAAAGTTGTGTGTGTGGACTCCAGATTTTGAAATTCTGAACAATTAAAAATTTGTTATTTTTTATTCGTTTAATATTTTAATTTTGTGTCTTAAAACGAAAAATAAATATATTTTTAACGAGTATTAAATTAAACTTTTAATTATCTTTTGATCAGAAAATTTAGCGTAAAATGATAAAAACAAAATTTGTATTTTTTAATAAAAAATAAAGGAAAAAATATTATTACATTAGAGCAATTAGAAAATAAGTGATACTATCTCTTTAAAAATTATTTGTCTTCTAATAATTATATTTTATTTCATAATAAATAAGTGGTATTTTCTGATAAATTACTTATTCTAAAATAATTTTTTGTTCTGAAAAAAATTAGTTGTTCTCTAATAATTATACTTATTCGTAAATAAATTATTTGTTTATTATTTTCAAAGTTGAAATTAAAAATTGAAATTTTATTTTGAAAATAAATTTTATTTTGATTGAAACTGGAATAGTGATAATAAATGGAAAATTATTCAAAAGTTGTTAGTGAAAAAGAATTTCTTTTTACATTATTAGCTAGCAGAGAAGAAATATGCCCTCTAGTAATTTCATGGAAACGGCAATTAAATAAATATGTGATTGAATTAGAAAAATATCCATCAACTCTTATCAAAGAATCGAATTGGGATATCTACAAAAATTCAGCAGTGGCTCTGGTTGAAAAATTACATTTACTCGGAATTTTTCACTCGGATATAACTGAAGAAAATTTTGTAGTTAATCCAGAAACAAAAGTAATAAAATTGATTGATTTTGGCCTTTCCTGTTGGATCGATGAAATAACTGAAGAACAACTAACTAATACTTACATGACAAAAGCAAATTCAGTATCAGAATTATTAACAGTGGAAGTGAAAGAAGTAGAATGGTTATGCGAACAATCGTAAATTAATAAATAATTTTAAATAATTTTTATTCTAATTATTAGAATAAAAATATCACGTTTTAGTGAGCAATTGATTGACACTATGGAAGAACGGAAACCAATTTCAACGAAAGATATTCCATTTAGAACGCTTGTCGAACTTTTAGACGCATTAGAACATTTAAGAGATAAACTTGAAAAATTAGGACGAGTTAAAAGAGGAGCATTAGAATGCGATTCCAAAAACAAGGTTTGGAAGGCAGTCACTTCATTTGTGGTATATATCAGCAATTGCATCCGCGATGAAAAACTCGAATTACTTATCGAAAATATGGTTTTAATAGCTACTATTATAAGAGATGCTTCGTCTTCAGATAATGGAGGTTACACCAAAATAGAGAAAAATGTAGCCATGTTATTCTATCAAATTGGATTTATTAAAGGTATATAATTTAAGTTTTTTTTATTAACATTTTAAGGCTATATTTTTATGTTGTATGAAACATGCCGTACCAACGAACAGTTAATATTTACCAAAGGCCCTGATAAAGATGACGACGAAGCTGACGATAATTATTCAAAGAATTTAATTAGCGTAGAAACTAGATTGCTTAATGTTAAATTATAATATTTTTGTGTTTATAAATAAATGATTTATTCTCTAATTAATGACTTGCCCGCAGATAAAAGTTTTAATTTTGAAATAATTATAATTGTTTTCGTAATAATAACTTGTTTCAAGAAAATATCACTTATTTCCTAATTGCTCTAATGTAAACTATTTTTTGTTGAAATAAAATTTTTATTTTCTTCATTAAATTAATGAAGAAACTATTTTAATTTTTTAATTAAAATTTTTATTTTAATTATTTTTTATTTTATTTTTTTTGATTTATTTTTTAGTTGTAGTTGTACTGGTAGTGCTCTCATTATTTATCGTGTTATCTCTACTTTCGTTACTCGTTGGTTTTCTTTCAGAGCTTTTACCTATAGCCTCTGGTAAAGGAGGTGGGAATTTTGCTAATAAATCTTCTAAAGTTAACGATTCATATTCTTCAAATTGCGTCTCTCCTGGGATAAAAACGGGTAAAGATGTTTTTTTTCGTTCAGCATTATAAGTATCGATCCATTCATTAGTATAATTAGGGTGATCTCTCTCTAATCTTTTAACAATAATACGTTGTTCACCTATTTTACTTTCTAATTCTTTTAATTTTGCGACCTGAATCTGATAAGTTTCGTGTAATTTCATCTCTGTAACTCTTTTCATTGTATAAAAATTAATAGATTCACAATCGTCATAAATATCTGAGCCTTTTATCAATCTCTCTTCTGCATCTTTAATTTCATTAGCGATTCTTCTAGTCTCTGCCTCTCTTTGTTTTGCAATTTCATCTCTCAAATGAGTCTCTTTTTCACTTTCTTGAACATCATATAACTCTTTTACAACAGAATCATTTTCAGTAATAGGTACCCAAGTTCCCACTTCTGCAATTCTAACTTGAAATTTTGAATCTACATCTCTAACGATACGATAGGCATCTTTACGGGATACAATTTCTGATTCAAAATTTCCTCTTAATTTCATGTATCCATATATAGGTTTACCACGAAATATACGAGGAATATCAAATAACATAAAAGAAACATTACCGAATCTTTGAGAAGATATTGGTGGATCGATCATTTGTCTAACTACCTGAGGGTAGGTAAAAACTTGTTGTTCTACGGCAATTTCTAACTCTTTATCTGTTAAAGGCATGTGTTCAGGTTTAAAATAATCTGGTATAGTCATTTGTTTTTTTTCCGCCATTTTTACTTTTTTATTAATTTTTTCATCACTTTAATATAAAAATAAATTTATGAATAATTATTTATCTTTCACAAATTTTTATTTTGACTGGTAAAGTGATGGAAAATAATAAATCTTTTGGCGATATCTCGTTTATTTTTGGGCAGTAATTATTGCCCAAAAATATTTCTTTTACGAGATAAAAACACATTTAAACCCCATTGATTATATATCGTCGAATTGGTTATTAATATTATTTTTAAATATTTACGTACCTGCTCTATTGAAAAATGAATATTATCATTTAAATTCTTAACTCCTAAACCATTACTTTTAATAGTTAATACGAATGTTTTAAATTTTAAAGAATATTTCAAATACATCATAGGTTTGTAATAATCACTCAGATAAAAATTTGTGTTAAATATCTGTAACTTTTCTAATTTTTCGTTATTAATAAAAAGATAAAAAAATATTTCCCCTATATAATTGCCTATATCTCCCTTTGCAAAATACTGAAATAAAAATAGATTGTAATATTTATTTTTAAAAAAATTTTGTTGCAATTCAAAAATATTTTTTTTCGTACAATCTACGACAACGTATTTAAATCCATCGGATAACGTCGTTAAACTTTTGAGTATAAAATCAATGTCCGAATCTCTGTTTTTTTCGGAATTAAATGTACAAATCATTTTTATAACTAAAAAGTTATAAAAATAAAATATTTTAGTTTATTGAATTTTTTTTAAAGAATTTAAATATTGTTCAAGCAAATCGTTTCTGCATAAAAACAGATCCATACCAAATTGATTATATATCGCTGAATCGGTTATTAATATAATTTTTAAATATTTATATATTTGTTCTATTGAAAAATGTATATGAACGGATGGTTGCAATTCTAAACCGCCATAACTTGCAATATTTAATACGAATGTTTTTAATTCTGAAAAATAACTCAAAACGATCGCTGTTTTATAATAATCATTTAAACAAAATTTAGCATCAAATATGTACATTTTTTCTAATTTTTCGTTATTAATAAAAAGATTAAAAAATATTTTTCCTATATAAATACCGACATCTTCCGAATATTCTTTCACAAAATTCAGAAATAAAAGTAGATTATAATATTTGTTTTTAAAAAAATTTTGTTGCAATTCATAAATATTTCTCTCTGTACACTCTATAGAAATATATTTAAACCCTGTGAATGCTGTTGTTAATCTTTTAATTACATAATCTATATTGTAATCAAGAGAACTCTTAGTCATAATGAAAATATTGTTTTAAATTACATTTTTCACATTTTTAAATGTGAAAAATAATTTTAATTCACTTAATTTTTAATTTATTGAAATTTTAGATTATTTAAAAAATACTACATGTTTAAATTATTCCAGTACAAAGACAATTTTCATATATTTCATTGCAAATACCGCATTTAATATTTTGATCGATTTTGAATTCGCAAGAACTTTTAATTTCAGAACAATCTTCTGATTCAGGAGAATTATCAATTTCTAAAATTTTTTTAAATTCGGAAAAAAATTCGGGATTAAAGATACTTTCTAATTCAGAATAATCTTCTAATTCAATGGGATCTTTAATTTCAAAAAATTTTTTAGATTCGCAAGAATTTTTAGCTTCTTTTACAACAAAATCATAATTAATATCTTGAATTAATTCTGTGGGTATCAACCATGAAGTATAATATATTCTTGATCCATCTTCGGGTTCATATGATATGCTTTTTACCAAATCTAATTTTTCGTTCATATTTTTCTTTCTCGTAAAAGACACGTGATATTCTTCATCTTCGCTTTCGTATAATGTTTTTTTAACCCATTTTGATTTTTTTTCTTCTTTATATTTTTTTCTTATAAAAGACATTTTTGTACCGATATTCTTTATTAATGCATATTCTGTTTCCATGTGTTCTTCGTTACAACGCAAATATTTACAACGACCTTGTGAACTATGATTTTCATTTTTCATCTCTTTAAAAAATTGTTGCCCGCATTCTTCAAGAGTTCCACAAAATAAAGAATTTACATTCTCAACTAATACGCTGAAATCTCCCCATTCGATCTCTGCAAAAGGTCCCAGTAAAAAATATTTCGATTTTTCCATTTACTCAAAATTTTTTGCAAAAATTTTTCTCAAATTTTTAATTTTCTCGTAAAAATATGGAAAGTTTTTATTAAATATTTCAATTTTTTACGTTAGAAATATTTTATTTTTTTAATACATACCCTATTTCTAAAATATCTTGGTACAATATGTCATATATTATTACACCGACATTTAAAATAATTTTTAAATATTTATATGCTTCTTCAAATGATAATGAAACATAATTTTCTGATGGGTCACCCATAGTATAACATTCGATATTGAGTATAAATCCGTTATTGATAGAAAAGTTCAACTTCATTTGCGGAGCTGGATCACCAAAATAATCAACCTCATTCGCAACAGAGTCACCTATATAAGTTAAAGCGATCTCATTTGCTTTTTCCAATTCCTTATTATTAATAAAAAAATTAAAAAATATTTTTGAAATATAAATAACTAAATCTTCTGGTAATATTTCTTTTATAAAAATAAATTATTTTTGAGATTTGAAAAATCTCAAAAATAAAATGTAATTTAATGAAATATAAAAAAATTAAAATAATTATTGTTAAAAAATATTTGTTTCAAATCATCATAAATATTTCTGGAAAATTCTACTGCAACGCCCCAATCATCAGGAAATTTATTATCGATTAAACCTGTCATAATATAATTTATTTTACCATCTAATAAATTCCTACTTTCCATATTTTTATGAAAATATGGAAAAATTAATAAATATATTTCATTTTTATTTCAAAATTTTTCATTTTTCATGTGCCCAACTTCAAAAATATCCCAGGATAATATATCATATATTCTTACGCCCAGATTCAAAATAATTTTTAAATATTTATATGTTTCCTCCGACGATAATGAAGCATGATTTTCAATTATATTTCGACTAGAAGTGTAACATTCAGCGTTAAGAACAAATCCTTTATTAGCGCAAAAGTTTAAGTTCATTTGTGGAATGCAACCGTTAAAATAATCTAAAGCTGCCTCATTTGCCTCTTGTAACCTTTGATTATCAATAAATAAATTATAAAACATTTTTGCGATATAAATAACTAAATCTTCCGGCAATATTTCTTTTATAAAAATGTTAAAATAAAAAATATTAAGACAATTATTGTTAAAAAAAATTCGTTCCAATTCATCGTAAATTTTTTCAGAAAATCGCACTGCGACGCCCCAACCACCAGGAAATTTATTATTAATTAATCCTTCCATAATATTATTTATTTTATCATCAAATTTACAAATCATACTAAAATTATTAAAAAAGATAGGAATATTAACTATTATTTCATTTTTTTATAGTTATTAAACTTTAGTTTTATTTTTTTCAAACCCATTCGAAATTAATGCTGTAATCGAATTTACAATATCTTCATCTTTACCCTTTCTAAACCCATTTAAAATTGATTTCATAGTCAAATCTACAATACCATCTTTCGAAAAATAAGTCTTATTGATCAAATCAATATCCATAGTAAAATTTAAATTTTTGATATTCGCATTTAAAATAATATATAAAAATTTATATGTTTCATCTGACGATAATGACACACAATTTTCTAATATGCTAGGAAAAGAAAGATATACTCCGATATCGAGTCCAAATTTATTATCTTTTGGATGATATTTTAATTCCATTTCCGGTCTTCCCCTTTTAAATTTGCCTATATGATAATCAATAAGAATGCTTTCAGTAATTTCTTCTAACTTTTTATTGTTGATAAATAAATTGAAAAATATGTTTGCAATATAAATAGTTATATCTTCGGGTAATATTTGTTTTATAAAATATTTGAGCAATAAAAAATTAAAATTGCTACCATTGTTGAAAAAATTTTGTTGTAGTTCATCATAAACCTCTTCAGAAAAATATAGACTAACGTGATTTGTTGGACATTTATTTTCAATTAATTTTTCCATAATATGATTAATTTTATTGTCGTCAAACATTGCGATAAAAGTTAGAGATTTAAATTTTTAGATTTTGATTTTTCTGCTTTAGTAGAAAAATTTAACTTTTTAAAGGTGGTATATTTATTTTTTTATCTTTTAAATTACATTTATTTTTCTGTTTTAAAACAGAAAAATATTCTTTTATTTTACTCAAAATTTTTTGCAAAAATTTTTCTTAAATTTTTAATTAATTAAGAATCTTCATTCTCTTCATTAGAAACTTCGTTACTAGATAAATTTTCACTTTCATCAGATTTTTTCTCCTCGTCATAATGGATAATTACCTGTGGAGATTCCCAACATTTTTCAATATATTCAATATTCAAAATTATATTTTCTCTCGCTACAAATTCACGAATTTTTTGTATATCAGGCCTTCCATTATAAGGTTTTATTTTCACTAATTCTTCCATCTCTTTTGTTGTTGGAGTTGAAAATAACTCTCTACATCTTTCATAATTTAAAGGGGTTAAATCTGTTATATATTCTTGCATATTTTCAATTCTTCTGCATTTATCTATCAATGTCATTGCAGATTTCTGCCCTCTTACAGATACTGCTTTTTTTCTTTTTTTCTCATCCGGTGGAAAACCAAATACTTTTCCATGTTTATTATAATCACACCCCAATAAAATGCACAAATCTCTAAATTCAAAAATATCGTAACCTAATTTTTCAAGTAGATAAGGTGTATAAATACCGTAGACTTTTTCATCAGCAAGTTTATAATCTTTAAAAGCAATCATCCAAGTGCAATTTAAAGCTAAACAGTCAGTATCTTCGCTTAAAACTCCGTCTACATAATTATATATAGATAAATATGAACACAGAGCCTCCGCCTCTCCATTTGCTTGAAAACATGGAATACCCATCATATTAACAATTTCCCATGCTTTTTCTCGTTGAGAATCTGTAATTGGTGATGTTTGTATCTCTAATCTACCTATTAATTCGTTTAAAGCATCGTAAACGTCGGTACATTCATGAAATTTAATGGGTCTTTTTAATCTAGAACCTAGCAGCGCCTTGCATTCTTCTTGTATATTATCTGGTAAAATAATATCTTTAGGAATATAATTTTTTATAATTAAATCTCTAATCTCAGTAGCTCTTTTTAATCTACGTTTTGCCTTTTCCGCTCCCTCTATGCGAGATTGTTGTTCTATATATTTTTCTTTCGGAACATTTACTCCGTCAAATACGCATATCATTTTAATTCCATGTTTTTTTAACGTACATAAAAATATGAAAAATGTATTTATCCAATAAATAGGACCTGCAGATTTAATATATTTATTTAAAAAGATGGATATATCGACAGCAAAAGAATGACCTCTCCATTCATTTAATGAAAATTTAACTAATAATTCCGGTGCATATTCTTTAATTATTTTAAAAAGATTTTTAATTCCCATAAATTTATTTTATATTTTTAAATATTTTCGTTAAATTTAATTAAAAAATAAAATTGTTAATCTCAATTTTATTAATTTTTTTATGATATTTTTATTTAAAAATATTTAATTATTGGAATAAAAGATGGAAATGGATCTACTCGAAGAAAAAGAAAATAAAAAATTTGATATTGTTGACGTATATGTCGTTAAAAAATGGACAAAATTAAGTCATGAAACAAAATTTTCAAATTTTTGTTTTCTTGAAAAGGAGCTTGCTGAAAATTTTATACATGAACACAACTTAAATTATAAAACCAAAAATTACCCAAAAATCGGCATATATCCAGATATCAAATTTAAAAAAGCAATTACTTTTGATGAAGGAAAAACCGTTCATATATTACCTGATGCTGAAACTATAATGACATGAAATTATTCTCATTGCTAAAATATTTTTTCTTGGAATTTCAAGAAAAAATGTTACAAATTATTAAATGCGTTTAATAAGCGCGTGGATAAGCTGGCCACCCCTAATTTATAATTTTTGAATTTTATATTTGGTATTTTTTGTTGCATTCAATTCTATAACTTTTTTGTTTCTAGCCTGTATCGCTTCTAATTCAGTTTTAAATTTTTTATTAAATTCATTTTTTCCGTTTAATCTTATTATGGCTACCCATCTATCTCTGCTTTTAATATAACTTATACCCACATACTTTGATGTCATTTTTTTGGAGCCTTTGTCTCTATTTTGGTTATTTTCATTTATCGTAACAATTCTCAAATTTGATTTTTGATTATTTAAGGTATTTCCGTCTTTATGATCAACTTTTTTAGTAGGATCTGTACAATTAGTTAAAAACCTTGACAAACAAACGGTTTTTCCATTTACGTAACCTTTAACATAAATTCCTTCACTCAAATTCCATGAATATTGCATTAATTCATAATAATTTTCATCTTCGATTGTTGTTTCTGCGATTTTTTCTTTATTTTTTCCTCTGCCTTTAAATAATTCAATTATTGCTAACCCATCAGAATTCCTTTTAATAGGTGTACGCAACCTATCATGTTCTTTCGCTACTTCATTTCTATTAAGACGATCATTTCGAGCTTTTAATGCATCTTCGATAGTATTATAACCGTAATAATGTTCATTGTTTATGGAATAAAAATATTTATTTTTTTTAATATAAATTCCTTTGGGTAAATTCGTACTTTTCTTTAAATTTTCTTTTAAAATAAAACCTTCTGGTTTTTCCACATTATTTAATTTTTGAAATTTTTCTAATCCGAATTTCTTGATTAATAAGTCGTAATGATATGCAGCATGCAATTCGTTATCGTATCTAAATCTATAACTACTAGTGTGTTTTAATGAACATACCCATTTATTGTCATTTTTTGAAAAATATACTCCAAAATATCGACTCGTTGCATTTTTAGTTTTTAATCTATTTTTTGAATTATCTTCAAAATTTGCCTCTCTAAGATTATTTAGTCTGTTATCCAAAGGATTATTATTAATATGATCAATAAGAATATTGCTGTTTCCCGGTTGTTCTTTGTCTTTGTAATAAATATAACGATGTAGACTAAATGATTTTTTAGCTTTATCTACAAAAATATGTAATTTAACATAATCTCCCATTAAACATACTTTACCTTCATTATCAATAATATGATGATAAATATTTTCATCTACGATTGTTTTTCCGACTACTTTCCCAGCTCTATTCTTTAATTCAAGAATATAATCTTCGCTTTGTTTGAGTGTTAATTTTAATTCTTCCTTTTGTTTTCTTTTTTCTAATTTTTGTAAATTTTCTGCATGTATTTTCGTAGTAGGGTGTCTATCAGATAAGTATTTATTTTTAAATACTGTGCCACAAATATCGCATTTATCAATAAATTTTTGTATAGACATATCTGTTGAAGATAAATAATATTTGCTTTAATATAAAATTATTTTTGGCTTTTTAGAGCCAAAAATAAAATGTAATTTAATATAAAATTATTTTTGGCTTTTTAGAGCCAAAAATAAAATGTAATTTAATAGTATTTGAATTTTATACTTTTTAGTAAGCTCTAGGATACATTGGCCACCCGGATGTAAAATTCCAAGGTTGATAAAAAGTACCGTAAATTGTTCCATTTGAACGAGGGTATAGATCGTTATACATTTTTTTTCTATTTGACCAAATTGGATCTTTATAACCTTCGACAGTTTTAGGTCTATATATCATAAATGCAATAATTATTATAACTAAAATTATAAGCACGATAGAAACCAATAATTGACTCTGTTTTATGGTAAACATTTAAAATAAAATATTATTTTATTAAATAAGCAAAATTAAATAAATAATATTTTTGTCACCATTCTGGAAATATTTTTAATACATTTTCTGACGGAGTTTGTAACTCTGTATACGAAAAATTTCCCGAATTTGTTATATGTATTTTCGTATCGGGATTATATTCAAATAAATTAGATAAACATTCAATAAAATAATTTTTAGTTGTCTCAATTTTCCATGTAAAGTTTTCCTCATTTTCAAAATCTTCATCTATTTCTGCCCTAAATATAAAAACGTAATGAAATTTATCCCAAAAAATGATTTTAAATATAATTTCCATATTGTAATCTTTGTAGGGTAATTCTTTTAATTTATTTGCGAGTAAAGGTGATATCTTTTCGAGATACCAAATATGATTTAACGATATATTTAGTGAATAAGAATACGATCCTGCGTTTTTATTTTTAGATCGAATTTTTATATCTTTTTCCATTATAGAAATTACTTTACTCGCTAAATGTTCATTTAAAATTTTGTAATTTTGAGTAAAATAATTGTATATTTTTTGAGAATCGATATGTTTTTTGTCATAAATAAACTGAGACATTTTACTTTTGTCGAGTGATAAAAATATTTAAAAAATGAAAATTTTTTTCATTTTTATTACAACAATAATTTTCGTATGACGTACTTGATATCTGGTATAAATTCATTACACAAATAATCTATAATAAAATATCTGAAAAATGTGCCATATAACACGTAATATTGATTATATTCCCACTTACCATTTGTTAATCTAAAACAAAAATAACCAAATCTTTTTGTTTCCATAATAATCTCTATTTTTAGCTTACATTTCTCACAACACACAATAGATATATTTTCGCAATTAATCTCCGTACATAAAGTATAAGCGCAACAAAGATTACAAATATCAAAAATGGAACAATTAAGTCTAAGAGAAAATGTGTTAAACATCAATTTTAATATAGTATTTTGAACTATATTTTTGGTATAATTATCATTAACAAAATCGTTACTTTCTTTATAAACATCATAATTTAGTTCATATTTACACTTATTTTGATAATAGTGGCTAGCTAAAACACCCTTAATATTGGATGAAAAAGAGTAATAACAGGAACTACATATTAATGCGAAATTATATTGCATAAAATTATATATTTTAGAATGATTATCGCTAACGTACCTGGAGTTATATCGATCGCATTCTCTATCACATAATTTACATATAAATTTAATTCCTACTGAATGACATTTAACACATATATCAGTGAAATTACTTCCTATCGATACGAATTTGTTAAACGGAGTTCGACGAAATTCAAACCTTTGGTTTGAATTTTTGTTATATAAATCCGACGATATATTCGGTTTACATATTTTTTTTACTTTTAAACATTTTTTGCATTGTTTAAATGGTATTTCAATATACAATTTAGAACATTTATTACACATGCCATTATTTAGATTGGATATTCTAAAGCAATATTTACATGCTAAGCGTTCGTTACATTGAGGACATTCACATTTACCTCCCACCCAAAAACCACATTTTGGACAATATACCATATTTATATATTTTTATATTATAAAAATAAATTTTTCCAAACTTTTAAGTTCGGAAAAAATACAATTTAAAAATTATTTATTTTTCATTTTTCAGAATTAAAAAAAAATATTTTTACCGACGGATTTTTAAAAAAAATAAAAATGATATTTTTTCCAATTTTTATTTTTTTTAATCGGATCTATCCACTACATTAAAAATATGGATCACAAATTAATTTTATCCGAATTTGACCCATTTTTAATTACAAACCTCCCAACTACAAACTATGTCGCGTTAAGAATGATTAGAGTATTTGGATACGGTAATCAATCACATTTATGTAAAATAAAAATACATGCTGATAAAAGTAATGAAAGACTTGCATTTTTTATCAAACAAATGAGTAAATATAACACAAAAAATGATTTATTGTCCCAATCAGAATGTGAAAGTTGGTTGTGTTTTATATGTTACAAAACTAAAAATATGAATTATCATGACAATGGACTAACATTATGCGAAAAATGCTTTAATAATTTCGATGATCGCTCAATATATGTGGCAAACGATAACAAATATTATATTGTAAATACAAAAGGATTATATATTTGGGAAAAGAATAAAAACGTTTGCATTTATACTCAAATTAAATGCATTAAAAATCGTAATTCAATTTGTAACATCAATAATTTTGTAAATAAAATTCTATGCCATTATTGTCGTACTTTTAAAGAAGTAAACAATGATAGAATTTGTTTAAATTGTTATAGCTATGTAAAAATATATAATTTGAGAATTTTGTTACCGATTGTGTTTCATCGAATCTGTTTATTACCAGAAATTAAAAATATGATTTTTGAATTGTATTTGAACTTGGCTTTTTTCAATTTTCTGAAATAGATAAAGGAGCGCAAAAAAATTAAATCTTTAGTTTTGATTTTTTTGTTTGTAAAAAAATTTAATTTCTTCACCTTTGGGTGTAAAAATAATAAGTTAAAATTTTAAAAAATTGAAAAATATTTATTAAACGTGAGTTCAACAAAATTCAAACCTTTGGTTTGAATTTTTGTTAAAATTGTTAAAAAGAAAATGGCGTTTCAAACGACTGATGGAAAATATAAATATGACCAAGTTTTTGAAAATAAAACTTTAGATATTTGGGTTCAACAATCTTACAAAAAGTATTGCGAAATAAATAATTTTAATTATTTACCCCTCGAAAAAGGAGAATTTGAATACGATAATTTAGCCATGGCTATTGGAGATATTTTTACAAATTTTCCAAGTTTCAGATCGGAGTATTCTGATTCAAAAATGATAATTAAAATTTTAGCAGATATTATAGGTAAAAAGTGGATTGAAAGCAATCCAATCAACACTATTACAGGTCTACCAATAAAGAAACAGAAAAGGGACGTCGATATTGCTAAATTTATATATTATTCATAACTGTAAAAAAGATTTTTTCTGACATTTTAACGTCAGAAAAATGTTAATTTAATATTTTTATATTTTTACTGATACACTAAATCAACAATTTTTTCTCCATCAATTTTAATACTAACATCATAAAAAGTGTCGCAATCTCCTTTATAATACGTTACACGACTGAGAAAATAAATTAAAATTCCATCATGATCGTAATAAAGTTTTTTACTTCCTGAATTTTCATCATAATCCTCTGATATATTAGAAGATATTATTTTTTTATTATAAGATTTAGCATGTTTATCTAATAAATACTGTAACGTACTTACATTTTGAATTTGTCTTTTTTCTAATTTTGTTTCGTTTTCAATGTCTTTTATCAAATTGTTTAATTGTTTAGAAAATAATTTATATCCTTCAATATCAGAACGAATTTCATCTTTTGTAGGAAGAATTTTTAAAGTCATTTTGAAAAATATATTTATTTTGTAATTAATTTTTATTTTCATAAATTTCAATTTTTAAATTTTTGTTAAAATTTGGAGTTATTTCGTATTTTAAATGTAAAAAAAAATATTTTATTTTTTATTATTAAATATATTTTAATAACAAATATGCAAAATCAAACTATTAACGATAATGTTACGGCATTATCTTCGCTAATAGTGCCCATAGGAAATAATTTGACAAATAATTCTTTAAGAACAAAAATCCCTTATGCCGGAGCTCTTTCTTACGATCAAACTTCTGAAATTATTTATCTCGGAGATGGAGTAGATTGGAAAGAAATTAAAGGGAATACCGGGGCAACAGGATTTACTGGCCCTACTGGAAATACGGGGGTGACGGGGCCTACTGGAAATACTGGTGCGACTGGTTTTACAGGATTTACCGGTTATACAGGGGTAACAGGGCCTACTGGAAATACTGGTGCGACTGGTTTT